ACTGGTCAGTATCAACCGACGGAGTGGTTGCATGTGACGACGTTAACAACGTTTGCGACATTTACACTTTGCTAAGTGGCCGTACTGTTGTGGCTTTGAAATTTACTACCAACATTACTGGCGACCTAGTATTTTACGGAAACGCATCTGTTGCCTCAATCAGCGTAAGCGCTGAAATGGAATCCGCGGTTACTTATTCCGTAGAATTTACGGGTAAAGGTCCTTTACTAAAAGCAACCGTAGTACCAGCATCAACTTAATTTTTGCTAAATTGCCCGTATGAATTACACTGGCAGAACATTAGTACAAATAAATGGGCGCGCCTATCCTTTGAAATTTGGGATGGGCGCGTTAATCCATTTTAGCGAAACGCAAGGTTATGACGTTCAATTAACTATTGAGCAGCTTACAACCACGGGCGTAAATCAAATAAAATCCATTGCAAAATTTGTTTTTTCGGCTCTTTATGTGGAGGCAATATTTAAAGACAAAGAATTGGATTTAACTTTTGAGGATATTTTGGACTGGGTCGACATGACTAACCCAGAGCAACTCGGCAAGGTTATGCAAACCATTATGTTTGGATTGTCGGCAATTACTCAAGTTGAATTGCCAGCGCAAGAAGGCGCAAAAAAAAAGTAACATTTAATGATATTTGGCATTATGCCATTGGGGAGTTGGGTTTAATGCCCGACTCTTTTTATTTTATGTCGTTCGCCGAATATCAGTCTATTGCATACGGTCACCAGATGCGAGAATCTAAACAAGAAAATTTGTTTAGGTCTATTTGGGTGCAGCTAAACAACGTAAACGTTACAAAGAAAAGCGACCTAATCCGTAAGCCAGAAAAGTTTTGGAAAATCCCTTTATTGGATGCCAAACCCGTACACATACCAACGCAAGCGGAAAAGCAAAAAGCCTATGAAATTGGACTAACATGGCAAAACCTTAAATTTGAAGAAGAAGCCATTTTCGACACGATAACAAAGACAATACAATGAGCGCAAAATTAAACGTTGACATAGTCGCGCAACTAAAGGATTTTAACAAGGCAATGTCTGAGTTAAAAACTGAAGTTGACGGAATCAGCAAAAGCGTAACTAAATCAAACGACGAATCCATAGCCTCGACTAAAAAAATGTCGGGCGCTTTTTCGGACGTTGGTAAAACTTTAGCCAGCGTTTTTGCAGTCGACCAGCTTATAAGTTTTGGAAAACAGATTTTAGCGACTACCGTAGAATTTCAAAAAATGGAGGCGGTTTTAACGACCGCTTTAGGTAGTAACTCGGCGGCCAAGGCTGCAATGGACCAAATTGTTAATTTTGCAAGTAAAACGCCTTTCCAAGTTAACGAGTTAACGGATTCCTTTGTTAAGTTAGCCAACCGCGGGTTTGTCCCTACGATGGAGCAAATGCGCCAAATGGGCGACGTTGCAAGTTCAGTTGGTAAATCATTCGACCAATTAACCGAAGCGATTTTGGACGCGCAAACTGGCGAATTTGAGCGTTTAAAGTAATTCGGTATTAAAGCATCGGCGCAAGGCGACGTCGTGCAATTTACTTTTAAAGGAATAACGACAGAGGTTGCAAAATCCGATAAGGCGATACAAGAATATATTTTGAGCCTTGGAAATTTGGAGGGCGTCTCTGGGTCAATGGAAGCGATTGCGGCAACAACTGGCGGCGCCATTTCTAACCTAGAGGATAACATTACGCAGCTATTTAAAAACATTGGCGATTCGTCTAGCGGCTTTATAAACTGGTTTGTTAAGGACCTTAATAACGTTATTTCGTCCCTTAGAAATATGGGCGAAATTATGGAGTTGTTAAACCCATTTAAAACGCTTGCCGAGTCCTCAGATGACGCGCGGGAATATCTTTTGCGCGTTAATGATTCGACCGACGACACAATTAAAACAGTTAAGGACGTCGCAAGCGAATTTGACAATTTAAGCTTATCAACTTTAGAGGCGGGAACGTCTCAAACTAAATTCCTAAACGAAATGATTCGTTTGGGCCATAGCGTCGAGGATTCTAAAGCGCTATTTCAAACCTATGTTAAACTAAGAAAAGAACAAGGCGCCTCAGAGGAATTACTAGCAAGCGCAACGGCTAACTCAACGGCTCAAACAAAGACCAACACCGCCGAAACAGAAAAGCAAGCGGCCGCAAGACAAAAGGCCCATGAACAAAGGGTAAAACAACTTAGAAAAGAGGCGGAGGAATTTTTAAAGACCCAAAACGCAACACTTGGCAAAGTAGGCGAGCGAAACGCATTTAGCGGCCAACAAACGGACGTCACTAAACAAATGTCTCCAGAGCGTTTGCAAATGGTTCAGAGCGCCTCGGCTAGTATTTTGACAATGAATAAGCAAATAGCCGCAACAATGCCAGGAATTATAATACCAGAGGACGCAATTGCACGGTTAGAAGCTTATAACATGGGCCAAACTCAATTGGCTAACGAAACGGCTTTAGTTGCGCAAAACATGGGCGCCGCTTTAATGGTTGGGGATTTATTTGGCCAAGCTTTAGGGCAACTTGCCGAGACTGGTAAAATAAGTTTCCAAGGCATTTTTGATGCACTTAAACAAATGGTTTTGCGATTTGCTGCGGCAATTGCTGCGGCCGTAACGTTGAACATTTTAACGGGCGGCGCGGTAATGTCAGCGGGTAAAGCTGCGGGCGCTAAAAGTGGTTTTGGAGCGTTGTTAAAAGGAGGCAAAAGCTTAGGTATTGGAGGCTTGACGCCTTTCGCCAACGGTGGTATTGTCAGCGGCCCAACGTCGGCCTTAGTCGGCGAATATACGGGCGCCAGAACAAACCCAGAGGTTATTGCGCCTTTGTCTAAACTACAAAATATGATGGGCGGAAATGTTACCTTTACGATTAGCGGCGACAATCTAGTTGGCACGCTAAACCGAGCAAATAAAACACGGGCGAGAAAATTCTAAGCAATGGCATACGGTCTCAAATACACAATACCTTTTAAAGATATTGACAACTTTTCCAACATCGTAGAAATTTACCAAGACGGCTTTGTTGGAACGTCAACGGAATTAATTGCAACCGAGGCGCCAGCCGTTCACAAATACGAGCGCGAAGACAATGAGGACATAACGTCCAGCATTATGTCGGCAACGCTTACGATTTCGTTTTATTCAACTGACGTAACCGACTTTAGAAATTTCTTTAGCTACTCGGACCGCGAGTTTTTAGTTGTGCATAAATTCGACGGAAACGTTGTTTTTAAAGGCTACTTACTAAACGACATTACTGGCGAGCCATTCCAAGACCCGCCTTACCCAGTTGTCGTAACTGCGACCGACGGATTGGCTCAATTAAAAGAGATTAGCCTAACTGGCCCAAGCGTCGACACCGATTTAGGAACGCTTATTTTTGACCAGCTTAACACGCTAGAATTAGAGTTAGATTTTGAGGTTTGTAACGACCTTTACGAGGGTCTAGTTATGGACAATACTAAATCCATTTTTGCGCAATCAGCTGGCGAAAATTTAAAGGTTCAAGAGTTTACGTTTGACGAATTAGGCTTAAACGCGTTCGATTTCTTGCTAGAAATTTGCAAAACATTTGGTTGGGTTTTGTTTCAAAGGGACGGCCGCTGGATTATTCAACGCGCTATTTCTCGCAACATCGACACGACGGTAATTTATATTCATGACTGGGACACCTACGCCGTAAAGGAAAGTTTTGTTAACAATCCAGCCAATGCGATTACAGATTGGACAGACGTAAACGTTGATTACAGTTATAAAGGTGTTGTTTACGGAAACGGCATTTTTGTTGCAACCTCTGGCGCATTTCGTGCCTATTCTTATGATGGGATTACTTGGACTGAATTAATACCATCAGGTTGGCAAATAGATTCAATAGAATACGCAAACGGCTTATTTGTTGGCGTTGGATATGCTAACGTTGCGGGTGTTTTAACTGGTTTTGTAAATACGTCGACAGATGGATTAACTTGGACAAGCAGAACGCCAGCGGCAAACCTTTGGTGGCAAGACATAACTTTTGGAAACGGTCTATTTGTAGCGGTTGCACAAACTGGAACTGGTAACCGTGTAATGACATCGCCAAACGGAATAAATTGGACAAGCCGAACAACCCCAATGAATGCCGATTTTAAAGGAGTGGCATACGGTAACGGGGTTTTTGTTGCGGTAAGTACTGGCGGCGTTGGAGTTACTGGAGGCAATGTTATGACCTCGCCAGACGGGATAATTTGGACGCAAAGGAATTTAGCTTGGGGCGCTTTAGCCGTACATTTTGCAGAGGGCAAATTTACGACTGGTTACTATTATTCAACTGACGGAATTACTTGGAATACTTCAAACATAAATTTTAATCCGCGTGGCATAACTTACGGGAACGGGTATTTTGTCGCGGTTTCTAATAGCGGAACAAATCGCATTCATTATTCAACGGACGCAATAACTTGGACGGCTACGCCCTCACCTACTTTAAATACTTACCAAGACGTAACTTTTGGCGAGAATACTTTTGTTGCGGTTGCCGATACTGGTACCAGAAAAATAATGTTTAACGTTTTTGAGGACTATTTAAGCGAAGAAGTTGGCGACCAAGACAATAACGATACAACTTGGATACCCGTACAAGGCGACCAACTTTTGCAGTATCAGAGACCGATTAAAAAACTTACCGTAACCCAAGGCGACTTGGGGCAATCAATTATTGCCAACGGTGAAAACTTAAACGAAGATTCTTGGTTTTTGGAGGGTCCTTATAAGCCTTACGACTGGACAATTACGCCAGACCCCGACACGGCGGTAATACAGATTTTCCCTAATAATATCCCGTCCCAAACTGGTTACGACGACGAGCAAGGGGTAAGCTGGGACATTCGATTTATGCCTAACGGCGAGGAAACCGACCAGCCAATTACATCAAAACCCGTTTTCTTGGACTTTGCTGGATTGAGTTTGGATTTAGAAATTGACATAAATTACGCTACGGCTGCCAGCGGGTTAGCTATTGCAGTTCGGCACGTCGATTCTGGCGGGACTGACCGATATTTAGGCACCACAATTGTTGGCAGCTTAAACCTTTTGGCATGGTCCGAGACTTACTCAACTTTCGTTTTTTATTCCACAAAGAACGACGACACGCGTAAATTTAAACTTTCGTCTTTTGTATTGCCTACGGCTGGGTTTTTGTCAATCGAATTAAAGTATTTTGGACCGACTGGCAACGCGGTTGTAACTGCGGCAAAAATAATTCCAACCTTTGAAGGGAAAAGAAATCCAAGTAGCGTTGCAAAGGTTTACGAGACGGCCCGCGCTTATACAAGTATCCGAAAGGACGATTTAGTATTTAGCGACCTTGTAATTACCGCGTCTAAAAACTGGCTAAGAATTGGCGAATTGCCAGCCATTGTTTTTGTCGAAAAATCCCTAGCGGCTACGCCTAATATTATTCAAGTGCCAAGCGGCGCGGTTACTCAAGTAAACCGATTAACGGATACTTTAGGAGCCAATACGCTAGACTTTACGGGAGGTGTTGTAAATGGTCAATACCAACGCCAATTTGTTGCGGCGTCTGGCTTTACTATTTCTAGCACCTTTATTTTGGTCAATAGTTTAAGCGGTACAATTCCAACGGGTTCCGCAGTTTTACCCGTAGTTACGACAATTTCTAGCACGCAAAGAAATCTAACCGTTACGTTTAATAATTACGATTATACTGGCGAGGCTAACGTGCAAATTCAAGTCTTTTTAAAAGACTCTAATAACAACAATTACCAGACCTCCACGTTTCTTTTGCAAGTCAACGCAAACGGGACAATTACCTATTCGCAAACTAATATAAGTTTTGAAAATCAAGCGTTATTAGGCGGTTATTCGCCTACTTTGCGCGACTGCTATGCTCGTAACGTGTTGACACTTTACAACGCTCTCAGTTATCGTTTAGAGGGGTCGTTTAGACGCAAAGGCGCGACTATGGGAAACGCTTATTTACCCGTTTCGCTTAACTACTCTGGTTATACCACGGTTAGAATGCAAGTAATTGGCTGGGAGTACGATTTTGCAACACGCGTGGCGCGCATTACCTTTGGACAAGTACCGACCGCATACGTTTACCCAATTTCCTAAAGATGGCAAATAGACGATATATAGATTTCCCGATTGCGTCAACCTCTGGCGATACCGATATTATTTTAATTTGGCAAGGCGGAGCAAATAAACAGACGACAAAGGCCACGTTTTTAAGCGGTTTACCCGAGAATTTAGACGAACTAAACGACGTCGCAATTAGCGGTTTAACCAACGGGCAAATTTTGCGTTATGACTCTGTTACGGGCAAATGGGAAAACACCGACCAAGGTAACTTGGACCTAAACGACTTAAACGACGTTTCGATTGTTTCGCCTAGCAACGGCCAAGTTTTGGTTTATAATTCCTCAACTGGTAAATGGGAAAACTCAAGCGGCGGTTATGTGCCTTATACGGGCGCGGTAACTACGGTTAATTTAGGGGCGCAAACAATCCAAGCGGGGCAATTTGTAAAGGCTGGGGGTACTGCGGCGCAATTCTTGAAAGCTGACGGCTCGGTCGATTCTAACGTTTATGGAACTGGAACAGTAACCTCGGTTGCGTTAACTATGCCGTCGGCGTTTAGCGTTGCAAATAGTCCAATTACAACCTCTGGAACGCTTGCCGTCACTGGCGCTGGTAATGTTGGTCAATACATTCGAGGAGATGGCTCTTTGGCTGATTTTCCAGAGTCTAGCGGCGGCGGGTCCTCGGTTAGCTACTATTTAAACGGCTCGGTTGCCCAAGGGACAATCGGCGGAATTGCTTATAAGGAATTAAACAAAGTCCCCATTTTAGGAGCGGGAACGGATTTCACAATTAATGCCAACGGCTATATTGCTTCATTTATTACCGATGCTGGCGACCCAAATTTGCTAGAGATTCCTGGCGGTAACTGGAACTTTGAAACGTACTTTAGCGCCTCAAGTGGTGGAGGCTCACCTAGTTTTTACGTTGAATTATACAAAGTAAATTCGGGAGGGACTGCGACTTTGATTGCATCAAATAGCGGATTTCCAGAGTTGATTGCGTTTGGAACTAACATTATTTCCTATTTCTCTACGCTTGCCGTTCCTACGACTACTCTAGCTTTAACCGATAGATTGGCGATTAGATATTACGTTAATCACTCTGGACGTACGATTACTTTGCATACAGAGGACAACCACTTATGCCAGATAATTACCACGTTTACAACTGGAATAACTGCTTTGAATGGGTTAACGGCTCAAGTGCAAAACTTTGCGGTTGGTACTAGCGGAACGGACTTTGCAATTGCGAGCGCAACGGCTACGCATACGTTTAATTTACCGACTGCATCGGCTACGAATCGAGGCGCTTTGAGTTCGGCGGATTGGTCGACTTTTAACAATAAAGAAAATGCCATAACCGCTGGCACAACTGCTCAGTACTTTAGAGGCGATAAGACATTTCAAACGCTAAACACGGCGGCAGTTCCCGAGTTAACTAATCTTTATTATACAGAGGCTAGAGTAAACGCAAACACTAACGTTGCGGCTAACACGGCGGCAAGACATAACGCGGTAACTTTAGGCACGGCTAACGGCTTGAGTTTATCAACTCAAGTTTTAAGCCTTGGTTTAGCAAGCGCTGGCGTAACTGGAGCGCTAAGCGGAACGGATTGGTCTACGTTTAACTCTAAGCAAAACGCTTTAACTAATCCAGTCACGGGAACGGGCGCTCAGGGAAGAGTCGCATATTGGGATTCCACAGGTGTTATTAAATCTGATTCTCTTTTCCAATGGAATGATTTTTCCAAAAGACTTGGGATAGGCCGAACTCCAACAGTTTCTTTAGACGTTACAGGCGCTGGATTTTTTTCTGGTACTGTTACGGCTTCGTCAATTATAAAAAGCGGAGGTACAAGCAGCCAGTATTTAATGGCTGATGGCTCAGTTTCTACTTTGTCTAACCTAGTAACGGGAACGGGTACGACTAACTACTTGCCTAAGTTTACAGGAAGTACAACGATTGGGAATAGTCAGATTTTCGACAATGGAACAAGCGTAGGGGTTGGGACAAATAGTCCTAGCAATAAATTAGATGTTTTAGGCTCTGCTGCTAGTCCAAACCTAGTTGGAACAAATGCATACGCTAGATTTTATCAAAGTGGTGGATATGCAAACGTAACTATTGGCGCGTTAGCCTCTGGTTCATTTGCTGGTTGGATTCAAACAAGCGATGGCGTTGGAACTGCGTTAGCTTTAAGCTTACAACCAAGCGGAGGCAACGTCTTAATTGGCACAACTTCAGACAACGGAGCAAGGTTGCAGGTTAGTGGGACGGCTACGTTTAGTAACATTATAACGGCAAATAGCGACATTCACCAAGTTTCAACTGGTGGATTATATTGGGGTGCAGCCTCAACTTATGTTATTGGAGTGACTGGAAACACGGCAAACGGAAATTTATCATTTATAACTGGAAGCACGGTAAAAACTACAATCACCTCCAGCGGCAACGTTGGGATTGGTACGACTAGTCCGAATACTAGGTTTCACGTTGTTGGAAGTGCTACAATTAACGATGTAATTTATTTACAAAGAAGTTCATCTTCATTACTTTTACCAGTAATGAATTATTGGAATGGCTCTGGAAGTCCATTGGCTGGGACAAAAGGTGATATTGTCGCAATTGGAAACGCTGGAGGAGATGGTTTAGTTTTTGCAAATGCGAATACTGAAGCAATGAGAATTATTGGCGGAAACGTCTTGATTGGCACAACCACAAACGCTGGTTTTTCTCAAAAACTGCAAGTTATATCTACTGGCTCATCTAATTATTTACGAATACAAACAGATAATAATGCAAGTTATGATTGTGCAAACTTTTTTACAGATGGCACAAATTCTGTTTATGCTGGAATGATGCGCGCAACCTCTGGATTAACTGGAGCATTTACAATATTTACGGGCGGAGCCGTTAGGTTAAACGCAACCTCTAATGGTAATATATTAATTGGAACAAGTACAAATGGTGCAAGTAGATTGCGAATTGTTGGATTACCAACCTCGGCGGCTGGTTTGTCATCTGGAGACGTTTATAATTTATCTGGGGTTTTAATGATTGCATAACTTTAAAAAAAATAATACAATGAAAAAAATTCAACCAGTAACAATTTGGAAAAACGGCGAAAGCCAAGAGGCTAATTTGCTAAATGCCTACATTATCAACGACAACCTAGAATCGTCTTGCAGTTTCTACTACCAACTTTTAAGCAGCGGAGAAGGAACGGAAGCATATCCTTTGGTTATCGGACAAACTTTAGCCGAGGGAAACGTACAAATGAGCGGAGACGATTATTTGGACTGGGATAATTCAAACGAGACTGCTTATGTTTATATTGCCGAAAAATTAAATCTAACACTAATCAAAACAACATGATTGTAAACCTAGCAATTGCCTTAACTGACATTGAAGGCAACAAAATTACAAATGAAAACGGCGAGTTTATGTACTTGTCTAAGATGGTCGGCAACGCCTTATTTGCAGCCGAAGAAAAAGAAGACCCGATTCGACTTTACGAGTTGGCCAAGAAAGTTTATTATTCCGAAGGCGACATGGAAATTAGCAAATCGGACGCTGATTTAATCAAGGACAAGGTAAAGGCCAAAGGCTTTACTGTGCTTGTTTTAGGGCCGCTTTACGAGGCTTTAAAAGAAAAGTAATAGTAAACCATTACCGAGTATTTAAGGCGCTAGAAATAGCGCTTTTTTATTTGCCTATAAATGCCTTATTTTTACTAAACGAAAAGCGAATAAATGAAATGAATATTTTCCAAAAGGACGAAATAGGCTTACCCTCCACAGTTGCGGCAATACTTGCTAACGTGTTTCAAAGTCTGGATTTAATGAACGTAAATATTTTCCTAACGGTAATTATTTCTTGCCTTTCTATCGTCTGGCTAGTATTCAAAATCAAGAACGAGAAAGCATTATTTGAAAAGCACAAAAATGAAAAAGGGGAGTAACTCAAATTTAAAGCCAACCTCTTTTGGCAAGCGTAGAAACGGAAAAGCTAAAAAGGCTTATTCGAAAAGTGAGCAAAAACCAAAAACCTATAAAGGTCAAGGACAATGAAACGATTTTTTAGCTGGGCAAAAGGATTTTTAAGCGAAAACGGCGAAGCATCTAGCAAACGCCTAGTTGGAGTTATCAGCGCAATTACTTTGTCTTACACTTTAATAAGAAATCAAAACGAGCCGTTAATCTATTCCGTTGCCGCATTATCGGCAGCAGCTTTAGGCATAACCGCAGCTGAAAAGATATTTAAAAAGCCAACAAATGAAAATAAGTCCTAATTTAAATCTGGCAGAAATTACCCGAAGCGATACGGCCAAACGTCATGGAATTGACAACACGCCAACCGCCGAGCATTTGGAAAATTTTAAGCTATTAGCGGACAAGGTATTTGAGCCAATAAGGGAGCATTTTAAAACTCCGATTTTTATTTCGTCTGGGTACCGTTCAAAAGATTTAAACGCTTTTATAAAAGGTAGCGCATTTAGCCAACATTGCAAGGGCCAAGCCATTGACATCGACATGGACGGTTCAAACGGAGAGGTTACTAATCGCATGGTATTCGATTTCATAAAAAATAAGCTAGATTTTGACCAGCTAATATGGGAGTTTGGAACGGATTTTAACCCCGATTGGGTCCACGTTTCTTACGTCAAAGGGAAAAACAGAAAGCAAAAGTTAAAGGCCGTTCGGTCAAATGGCAAAACAACCTACTTACCTATTTAATGGAAATAACCAAAGTTGCCAAAAATCTGCACACTCTTTCGCTAAGCAAAGAAGAAAACAGAATTGCATTACTTTCCGATTTACATTGGGACAATCCTAAATGCGACCGAAAAATGCTAAAGCGGCATTTAGATTATTGTTTAGAGCATAATATCCCCGTGTTTATCAATGGGGATTTGTTTTGTTTAATGCAAGGCAAGGGAGATAAGCGCGGCAACAAGTCCGATATTTTGCCAGAACATAACAACGCTAAATATTTAGATTCAATTGTAGAAACGGCCGTGGATTGGTTCAGTCCCTACGCTCACATTTTAACGGTCATTGGTTACGGTAATCACGAAACCTCAATAATTAAATACCAAGAAACCGACATTTTGCAAAGGTTTGTCGATTTGCTTAATTACAAGAATAAAAGTAGCGTATATACTGGCGGTTATACTGGCTGGCTTATTATCAAATACCAAGTAAGGACCAATACAATAATGAGCAAAACCCTTAAATACGGACATGGTTCTGGGGGCGGCGGAATTGTTACACGCGGCGCTATAAACCTAACCAGAGCGCTAGAAATGTACGAAAACATGGACATTTTTATTATGGGCCACATTCACGAAAATTCTAGCCGTAACGACGTAAGGGACGCCGTACAATACAACCAAGGTAAGCGCGTTTATGAGTTAACCCAAAAACAAATTCACTTGGCAATTACTGGCACCTATAAGGAAGAATATGGCGACGGCTCGCAAGGCTGGCACGTTGAACGTGGCGCCCCTATTAAGCCAATTGGTGGCCGTATTTTAACGCTTAATGGCATAGTCGAAAGAAGCAAAGAGGCCGACAACTACGACGTTTTAATAGACTCATATAAATTTCCATTATGAAAGCAATACTAAAATTTGATTTACCAGAGGAAACGCACGAATATTTAAACGCATCTCAAGGCGCCCAGATGAAATCTATTTTATGGGACGTGGACCAATGGTTACGCGCTAAGCTGAAATATGAGGAACTAGCCGACGGGCAATACGACGCATTTAAAGAAACGCGCGACCATTTACGGCGCTTATTAATCGAGGAAAATATAGATTTAGACAAATGAAAGAGTTACTAGACGACGAACGAATTAGAATAGCGGTTTTAGCTTTTATGGCTGGCGTAATTTTAGCTTTTATTGTATTCCCAAAACGGGAACTGGAAACCGTTTATAAAACCAAAACTGAGCGATTGACCGATACGCTATACATCACGTCCAGCGACACGGTTTACGTCTCAAAAACTAAGATAAAAACGGAAGTTTTGCGGGATACGGTACTAATAGATTTTAAGCCTAAAATAAGCGCGTTTACGGCGTCGTTTCCTTTCGAGCACGGAAGTACAAGCGTAAGCGGTGAAGTCTTGGGGGAGGTGCTTAAAATGACCGCTATAAACGATTATAAATTGCCCGTGGTTACCAACACAATTATTGAGACCAAAACAGAGACAATAATAAAGAAGAGCAAAGGTTTTTATTTGGGCGCAAATGTCAACTCTGTGTTAAATCTAGGTGCATCGGCTTCTTATGTGGACGATAAATATTTGTTTAGCTACCAGTTCCAACCCGTGACAAAAACGCACACTTTAGGCGTGTCTAGAAAGTTATTCTAAACGTTAACAAAACTTTGCAATTTGTAAACCTTTGGGTTTGGTTGTTACCTTTTTAAATGATTTCGTAACAAATAGTGGTATAAATTTGTTACAACTGTTTACAAACTGGCGACAATTCAAAGGTAAAAAGGTGCAAAATTTACCCGAGTTACTCGGATTAATTCCGATAAGGTCAAACATCTTTTACAAAAACGCCATCTTTTGTGCATTATACCGCACATTAATAAGCAAAAAGTAGATTAATGCATGAATTTTCATGCGCTATAAACGGCAATTTATGGCAGAATTGCCGTAATATAGTAGCCAGGACAGGACTCGAACCTGTATGAGATGGTCAAGGCGCTAGCTGCATCTTACGTGGAGCTTTTAGGACTCCTGCGTCTTCCTATGTACTTCCCGTAAAAACAGGGTACACTTTCCGCCACCTGACTATAACCTACTTCCTCTATTCGTTGTATAGTAGTAACCAACCCATAGTAGTCAGGACAGTATATTACGCCACTTCTTTTGTTCCTCGTAAGGATTATTAACATAATCATTAAGCTCCTTCATAGCAATTTCTACGCTTTCAAATGCTATTTCTTTGCAACCAACCCTTACCATACAGCCTCTATTTAAAAATCGAATGCCTATTTCGAACTCTCGAAGACATTCCATATTAGATGGTCTATAATCGTTTACTTCAGGGTTTTTTTCTACTAAAACTGGCTCTAAATTGTTCATTTTTTTTATTGTTTGGTTTAAATTAAATTTTTGTAGTCAGGACAGGATTGATACCTGCACGCACATCTAAGGTTATCTCAATATGCCATTACTTTTACAAGCAGTTCCAATGTGCGTCTAATTCCGCCACCTGACTAATTTTACTATATACTATCCTTTAAATTGGCTTTCATTAACTTAATCATGTTCTGTTTGTCCTTTACGCTTTTCCATTCGTGGGAGCCGTCCAGTTCGTCGTATTTACTGGCGTCAAGTGCATGAATTTTTAATAAAACTAGGTAACCAATCAAGTCGTTTATAACGTCTTCGTCGTCATGGTCCAAAGACCCGTTTTTTATGCGCTTTAATTTGTCGTCAATCCTAACGAGTAGTCCTTCTTTTGCGGACAACTGACTAAACACCCCGAGCGGCTCGAGTGCGCTATTGCCGTACTTTTTATTTTTGGCAATTAGTAACTCTTTAATCTCAATTAAAACGTCGGAAACCTTTGCGCTAAACTCTAGCATAAACTTTTTGGAATGAAATAAACTTTTCGCCTTTAATGTACTGGGACGTTGTGAATTTAGACCGTCCTTTTTTGACTAGCAAGCCATCAGAAAACAAAACGTAAAATTCGTTTTCGGCTGACACTTGATGTAAGCTAAAAATTTCTTGCCAGTACTCTGGCGGCTTGCGGTTTTCGTCAATTACTTTGGTCGCGTTCCCAAAGCCAAACGGGTTTAAAATCTGGTCCTCATGCATACGCAAGATAAAAGCATAAAAACCGACACTTTAAAAAAAAATAGCTTTTTGTTGAATTTATTTTTATTAATTCTTTTGTTTTTAATTTATTCCTTATAATTTTGATGCAGTAATAACGCAAACAACCCCAAAACACAACAAAATTATGTCAGTTATCTACAAAACATCCAAGACCTATTATTACGGAATTGAATTAATTCCAAACGCAAAAAGAAAAACTTTTCTTGTTAAAGTACCAGCGCACAGTTTTAGCAAATTTCAAAATTGCAAAACCGTAAAATTGACAGATGAAGAATTTGAGCAATTCAATAATTTTTCTGGCGACCAATGGATTGATTTTATGTTTGGCTCTGAGTCAAGAAACAAATATTTTATTTTCACAGACAAGGTTAAAAGAAAATAATTATGAATTACGACCAAGACAATTATTACGACCAAGAAATAGAATTTACCTACGAAGGTAAAGAGTATGTTTGGCAAGGCGATTACTCAGTTACCAACTGGGGCGAAGACGAAAGCGAGTATGCGCCAGCCTACGGCGAGGTTGAGGTGTCAATTGACCACACCGCAAGCCTATCGTTTTTTGACGAAAAAACCGACACGGTTATTGAGGTAAAGCCAACGCCAAGCTTATTGGCAGAATTAGAAATTGAAATTGAACGAAACCTTTAAACAAAACAAAACCTATGGAAAAATCCCAAAGTATTCAACACCTCACTCAAGGCCTTGCCAAGTTTCACACTATGGTTGGCCGCATCTCAAAGGATGCCGCTAATCCTTTTTTCAAAAAAAACTATGCAAGCCTCCCGCATATTATTACAGAAATCAGCGAGCCGCTCGAAAAAGCGGGTTTAATTATTACCCAATTTCCAAACGGCGACGGTCTTACGACTATGCTAATACACGCGGAATCGGGCGAGTACATTTCGGCAACCTACACGTTGCAAGTAGTTAAGCAGAACGACCCGCAAGCGCAAGGCTCGGCAATTAGTTACGCGCGGCGTTACGCAATTACAAGCATTTTAAACCTAGCAATAAGCGACGACGATGCAGAGGCGGCAACGCGCCCAGTAAGACAACAACAAGCTCCTAAACAAGCCGTAAAGGTTGCACCAACCGAGGAACAGTTCGCCTACATTGTACGGTATTTAAACGGTACCGACGCGCAACGTAAACAAGCGCTCGAGGCGATTACCAAATACAATTTTAATAAAGACCAGCAAGACACTTTAGACGGCTTAATATGAACTTATACGAAATAACACGGGAGGCGCTAGATTTAGCCTCCCTATTGGAAACCGAGGAATTAACGCCAGAATTAGAGGCGGCCCTAGTAATTAATCAAGAACAGTTGCAAGCCAAGGCGGGCAACTATGCCAAGGTAATCGCAAACATCCAGAGCGATGCGGACGCAATAGACACGGAAATAAAGCGCTTAAAAGCAATGAAACAAAGCAAAGAGCGAGCAATTGACAGACTAAAGGACGCGGTTAAAAACGCCATGTTGGTAAGCGGAATAGACAAAATAGAATCGCCTTTGTTTAAGCTGGCTTTACGCCGTAGCGAGTCTGTCGAAGTTGATTTGGTGGAGGCATTACCTAGCGATTTTAGGACTATTAAAAACGTGGTGACCGCTGACAAAGTAGCGATTAAAGAAGCTATTAAACGCGGCGAAAATGTTATTGGCGCAAGAATAATCGAAAACTTTAACCTCCAAATAAAATGACACCTAAAGAAAAAGCAGAAGAGTTGGTAGAAAAGTACGGAATTTGGTTCTGGAATGAAGGCGTATGCGACTATTACCTAGCCAAAATATTAGCATTGATTGCAGTAAATGAGATAATTAATTCAAACCCTCACTCAAACCCATTAAATACAGAAGTTTATTCAACAATGGATTGGTGGCAAGAAGTTAAACAAGAAATTGAGAAGCTATGAAACAGACAGCAGTAGATTGGTTGGTAGACCAAATAGAAAATTATAATTGTATGAAGCTAGGCTTGATTCCTAGTGACATTATTGAAAAAGCTAAGGAGATAGAGAAGGAGCAGATTATAGAAGCTTTTAAAGCTGGGGCATTTCACCCTGGTTATGAATTGGAATCTCAACAGTATTATTGGGAAAAATATGAAAATAAACCTTGAATTAAAAAACAATTATCCTAGTGTAGAATTTTGCTACAACAATAAATGTGTTATTATACGCTATTGGGGTGGATTAAAATTTGATAAAGTTGTTATTCAAGGAAATGAATAATATAAATGTAAAAAACTATGAAACAGA